GAGTGTTCTTTGCCGCCATCACTTCCCCCTAGCCCGCTCGAGAGCCTGGAGGCGGTCCCATGCCGCATCCATCTCCCGGCGCAGTGAATCGAGCTCCGTCCGCGTCTCCGGCGCCATCCGGGTCATGCGGTTGGTCCGGAGCGCATCCTCGATCAGATCCAGGCGCCTCGAGTTCTCCGCCGCATGCTGCCGGAGCGCCACAATCTCTCGGTCCCAATCGCGTGCCGTCGTGACTACGATCCCCACTCCCGACGCCAGCACGGCCGCGGAGATGCCCGCGAGCCACCGCATTGCTGCAGTGTTCACACCGCTCATGGAATCCCAGGGCTTGTCTTCCATGTCCGCCGTGTCAATGCTTTGACAGCCTGCCGCGTTTCGTCACTGGCGCGGCATGGCGCTCGGGAGGGGTCGTTGCCCCTAGCCTCGGCCCCTCCCGGGCTCTAGCGCGCCGTTCGTCGCGATCAAGTACCGGTCCATGCGCGCGCAGACTGCGGTGTTGTCCTGCAGAGCGGTCGCCGTCTTCTGCAGCGCCTCCACCGTGCGCTCGATGTCGCGGTCCCGCTGCTCCACGATCCGATAGGTCAGGTCGCGGAATTCCTTGTTCTGCGTGCTGATCGCAGAGATGAACTTGTCGCCCTGCGTTTCCGCTCGCACGCGTTCTTCCTTGAGAACGCGCATGAACTTGAACGTCAGCGTCGTGAATGCAGTAAGCGCGGCACCGAGCACGCTTCCCAGCAAAGCCGTCAATTGCGTCGCGTCTAGCTGCAACCCGAACATCCAAGGGATCCTTTGCACCCGGAGTCGCAGCGCGAGATCCCCTAGACCGCGCCGCGAGCACGACCGCACTTACCCTGGGACGATGCGCCCCAGGAATGTGATGTTGAACTCCCCGCCAGTCGGCACCGCGTTCGTAATCCGAAGTTCCTGGTTCAAGCCTCCGATGCCAGGAATCCCCGGAACGTGCATCCCTGCACCGAGAGAACCCGAATCGAAGAGGATCCCTTCGATGGGCGTCGCCTCGGTCGTGCCCTGCGCGGGCGTCGCCGTGGCTCCGAATCCGATCCGGCATTGCGATGCGGCGGCTGTGCTCGATAGGTCGACGTAGAGATCGATCACCTCAAACCGCTGCGTCGCGGCCACCGTTGGGGAGATCGCGAAGTCAGCCTTCGCTGCCGTGATCCGCAGGGAGTACGACTTCCATGCCTGCAGGTTGATCATCCGTCGAGTCCTTTCGAGATCGCCCGATTGAGCCAGCTCCGCGCGGAGGTCTTCGACATCCCGCCAGACGCCGCGATCCCATCCCCAAATGCCGCCAACATCACGAACACCCCAGACGGATCCGGATCGCGCATGTAGAGCCCGCCGTCCGTGACCGCGACCATCGCCCCATCGATCACGCCAGCCGCATCGAGGGACTGGTAGAGGTCAACCTGGCTTGAGCCCGCGGCGACCAATCCGCCCACTACGTTGTCCGCCTCCATGCGAGAGACAGCTCGTGCATGAATTCCAGTGTTCGGCGTGGCCGCAATCCCGATGCTCGTCTGCGCGCCTGCATCGGTCGTGTTCGCCGTGCTCTGCGCCAGTCCGTGGGACCATGCCTCGAGTCCCTTCACGGGCGTCGCGATGCCGTGCGCGAATGAGATCGCGTCCTGGTCCGTGCGAGTGGCGACAGTCCCGAGCACGCCATCGAACGTTCCAGAGATCGATAGCGCGTAGGCCGTGGGAGCGTCGCCTGCGTCACTGATTCGGTTGAATGTGAACCCGGTCGCGGATCCAGCCGTGATCGAGGAGCGGTTGCTGACCGCGCCTCCCGACGTGAAGCTCGGCTCTCCGTAGATTTCGCCGACTCGCGCGTACGATCCGACGTTGCTTGTGGTCACGCCGTCTTCGCTGGCCCAGGCCATCATCTGGTTCTCGAGAGTGGGGATCCAGCAGCGACCGTAGGTGAGCGTGGCATGCGCGACCAGCGGGGCGGGCGCTGCTAGAACCTCCACATATCGCGGCGTATTCCCGGTATTGACGACTTGCGTACCCACACCAAGACCGCGAACGAAAGATGTGATCGTGGCGCTCGATATGTTCGAGCCGCCCCATGCCTTGACGATGTAGCGCGCGTCCACGCTGGGAGTTCCGGTGACCGTCAGCGTGACCTCGCCTGGAGTAGACATATCGTCCACGTCCACCGTCACGCCTGCGACGGCATCGCTGTAAATCGAACTCGTATCCGCGCCGCAAAAAGCAACGATCGGAGATCCCGTGGGGTCCACGTAATACGTCGCGCAGACGCGAGACGTGGTGGATACGGCGATCCCGATGCAGAATGGGGCGTTCGTCGTGTCGTCGTTCTCGATCGTCTGAGTTCCAAGCGGCGTCCCGGTCGAGTAGAGCCAGACGACCTTCGGCGCTTGCCCCGCGGCAGCGAGGTTGGGGAGGTCAAGGGTGAGAGACCCGCTACCGATGCTCGTAGTGACTACATCTTCAACGAAACCAGTCGTTTGCGCGTCCGCAGGTGCGAAGGCAACCCATCCAACCATGTTGGCGGCTGCATCGAGGTTCGATTGCGTGATCGATACTTGGGTAGGTGTAGACGGAACGTTCGGCGCGATGACGCCAGCTTCGCCGTCTACTGAACCTCCGCTTGCAAGCTTCAAGTAGATGCTGTTGAAGTCGACAGCGGTCGAAACGTCGCTCGGCGAGACGGCATCGACGGACAGAAAGCTTTGCGAAAGCTGCATGTGCCCGAACTGGCCCTGGGCGAACCCCATAGACATCGCAGCATGGTTCTGCGCAACGTCCGCGGACGTCTTGGGTACGCATGCAGAGATGAAGTCGGTAGCGGATGGTACAAAGCCCGGGTCAAACAGGATGTTCCCAGGCACCGTCGCGGAGTCGAAGTCACCGATCGCAACCCGGAAGGTTCCGTTCAGGACCAGCGCGTACACGTTCTGTCCAGAACCGGTCTCCGTCACGTTCATGCGAAAACCATTGGCCAAGCTGGAGATGAACGCGGAACGGCGAATAATCGCAGGGCCGACCGCGACTAGACCAAGTACCTCGCCAGAGTAAGCGGCCGAGACAGAACCTGACGGCGAGAGATCGTCCCGTTCGGCGAATGCGAACAGATGCTGGCTGGCGTTCGCCAGTGCGCGCCCGACCGACATTCTGCCAACTAGACTCTGGACGGAGTTCGTTGGATTCCACGCGCTCAGGATCTCAAAGAACGTTCCCGGGTGCCCATGGGAGGTCACATCGTAGTTGCCGGAACTCGATGGCGTGAACGTGACCGCCGACGCGTGTGTGATGTCCGTACCAGCAAGGGCAAGAATATGCACGCGTAAGCTGGCCGTGAACTGCACGCCGACCACGAACTGAACCGTGTCGGCGCCAAAGGAGTTCACCTCTAGCTGGCCGTTCACCGCGCCTGCTGAAGACAGAGACACCACGCACCCCGTGTCTACCGGAACCACCCAGCAGTTCGTCGGGGATGCGGCGTTCTGGATGAACCCGCCGACGGCGCGGCTCCCGCCGTTGCCCACGGAGAACCCGCGGCAGTACACAGCGTTTGCAGCCCCGGCCGCGTCGGAAGTGTCCGTACGCCCGAACGCGATGCACCAGATCACCTTGGGAGTGAGGCCGCCGAGCCGCAGCGGAACATCGATCGTCGACGCGACGGCTCCTATGCCCGTCGAGAAAGATGTGACTGCGGAGACGAAGCCCATTTACGTGGCGCTCACCAGCGTGCCTACAAGCCCCGCGGCCCCGTTCGGCAGCTCCTGCACGAACACGGCTCGCGCCTGCAGGCGCAGCGCGTTTCCGGTGATGTACGGACCACCGAGTCCACTCAGTCGCGCAGCGCTACAGATCTTGTCGACCACGTACGCCTTGAGCTGCCGCGCGGCCTGCCCGGTGCCCAGGTTGTTCAGCGTCGAGATCAGATCGCCGAACTCCGCGCCTCGGTTCGTACCGCCACCTGTGGGGATGCCGAGCACCGCTCGCACCTCTGCCTGAGTCATCCCGACGCCGACGATATCGAGCAGCCCGGCTTTCAGGTATTCAGGCGAGAGAAACGGATTCGCTGCCGTGACCAGCGCTGGATCGTTCGCCAGCGCACCCCAGAAGTCGTTGACTGCCATGTCTTAGCTCCGAAGGGGGCGCGAGGCCGGGAAGGACGAGCCAGCCTCGCGCCCGGGGGGACAACTCAGACCACCGCGTAGTCGGTGACTTCCGCGTACTTCACGGTGAAACCAGCCGTCCACGTGCCCGTCGCCGGAACCGTGGTGCGGATGATGAAGCCCTCGTTCTGCACCAGCACGAGCGGATGATTGGAACCAACGCCGTCGAAGATCTTCGCGGTGCCGTTGATCATCATGCTGCCCGCCACGTTTGGCACTCCGCCGCCCACCGAGGACAGCCCCTGCGCGTCAAGCGTCTTCGTGCCCGCGGTGAGCGCCGCCGTGGTGGCCACGCGCACCTCGCCGACTGCCGTGGTTCCCATGGTGGTCCGCAGCTTCCCGTTGTTCGTGGTGAGCGTGAGCGTTCCTCCTCCCGTTCCTGCAGCGGTGAACGCTCTGGCCGCCATCATCTCGAACTTGAAGAACCCGGCCGCGAATGCCGTGCCCAGATTGCCGGCCCACATCGTGACTTCCTTCACGATGCAGATCGGCGGCGCCGCGGCGCTCCAGAGGAACTGGAAGACCTCCGCGTTCGCGGCGATGCCCGCCGCCATGGTCCCCGTGATCGCCGTCAGGCTGTATTCGCCATATTGGTCGAACTGCGGAGGCCGCAGGCTGATGAGCTGACTTGGACCGCCTCCTGCGTATACCGGCATGGTGTCAGCTCCCTAGGATGATCTTGGCCTCGAGCAAGAACCCGTTGGCCGTGGTGGTGAAGGACGTGGAGGGCGTGATGGTCACGTCCCAGATCTCGTTCGGGTCCTTCGTGTAGGTACCGTCTCCGGCGTCCGCCATCTGCCAGAGGAACTGCCCGCGCGTCATCTTCGTGATCGTGGTGGCCTCGATCAGCGCATCCACGCGCGCCGCATCCTTCGCGATGGCGTCGCCGAACAGGTTCGCGTCGATCACCGCGCCGCCGAGCGCTTCCGACTTGTGGAGTCCCACATGGAATGCACCCGCCGCCGCAGCATCATCCGCAGACGCCAGGAGCTCGAGCACCCGGCAACCCGAAGGCACGGAGAACATCCGAATCACGTCCGTGGTGAGCGCCAGCGCCTTCGCGTACGCGATCACGCTGAATACCTTCGAGACGCCACGGCCCGTCGCCGGGAACGTGTTCTCTCGAGTCGTCCGGCTGATCCCGTCCGAGCTGAAGTGGTCGGAGTAGTAGGTTGCCATGTTACGCAGGCTCCACGCAGTCGATCTGGATCACGCGACCGTTCTCCAGACGGGTTGCACCGAAGAACGCCGTGACCGCGATCTGCCAGCTCTGCTTCTCAGGCAGCCAGTCGATCGGGGTCTTGATGTCGGACCACATGCCGAGGTACATCCCAGACTTCACCCAGGCGACGCACTGCCGCGTGGTTCCCGAGAGCGTGAGCCGGTTCGTCACGATGAAGTTGAACCCGAGGAACTGGTTGATCCGACCCTTCACCAGGATCGGCTTCCCGTCGCGGTCGACGTTGTAGTCCTTCGAGTTGACCTGCGTCTCGGAGAGCAGCTGGTTGTTGCACTTCGGGCTGATCGCGACGTACGCCTCTTCCTCGTCGAGATCCACCTCGTTCGTGTAGAACAGCTCCTGCAGCTTGCGGAGCTTGTTGACCGACATGCCCGAGCCGCCCGAGACGATCTGGTTCGCGGTGTCGAACGTCTCCGTGCTCGCGCCGTTCTCGCCGGTCATCGCCGCACCGAGGAACGCGGTGTTGATTACCTGGTCGATCTTGCGGTTCGCGCCCTTGCGCAGCGCCTCTGCGAAGTTCGACTTCGGCGAGAGCAGGACCTCGAGCTGGTCGAGATCATCGAGGATCTTGCGGGCACCGAAGCGCGTCGGCGCGACCCAGCGCCGCTTGAGCTCGATGTCCACGAGATCCAGGTCGGTGGCGCGCCCGTGCCGCTCCAGGAGCTCCACAGGACCCACCTGATCCACCACACTGGCCTGCTTGCCAGTGTGCGACCCTTCCATCACCGCCGATCGAAACTTCGATCGGCTCTGCTGCAACAGGTGATTGACCCGTGCATTGAACTGGAGTACTCGCCAGTTCTCGATCTGATCCGCCAAGTGTGTAGCCCTCGAACCTGCACCGCAGGCTCACAACGAGCCGAAAGGCTCAGTCGCTTGGGGCTTGTCCGCGCGCACGCGGGGCCGGCAGCAACGGTTCTTGTTTCAACGGCTTGGCCGACTGCGATCAGTCGGGGCCTGGACTCATCGACTGTTCGATCAGTCCGGCTTGGCCGGAGAACCGGGGCCGGAACGCCTGATCGCTCCGCCGCGCTGGCGACGGAGCAATCAGGCATCAAGACACATGACACAGACTCGAGTCAGTGTCAACTGCTAGAACTGCGGACCTCCCGCCTTGAACGCAGGAGAGGCCAGCTTCGCCAGCCGCTCGTACTTCGCGTTCGCAGCCGCGTCCCCAGCGTCGAGCTTCTTCATGAACTCGGAATCGTTCGACAGCGCGCGGAACTGGCGCAGCGCGGAGTCCGGGGTCGTCCCGAAGCCGTCACCCGCCGAGTCCGCGCCGTCCCCGTTGACGAACTGCGCAGGCGCAGCAGCGCGGCCCATCCGGGCAAAGGTCTTCATGACCGCGGCGTACGCCTCACCCGGCTTGTGGCCGATCTTGATCATCGAGTCCTGCATCGCCTCGATGAAGTCCCCGACCTTCCCCTGGTCCCACCCGAGCGGCTGGAAGATGGCCGCCACGGCGCTCTTGCCGTGCCGCATGTTCGCCTCGTACTCGCCACCCCACTCGCGGCGCAGCGACTGCTCGGCGAGCTGCACCTCTTGCTGCGTGGCCTCCGAGCGCTGGGCGTCCTGGGCCTGCACGATCTCGGCGAGCTTCTTCGCCATCGACTGCGCCTTGCCCTTGGGCGTGCCCGCCTCCCAGAGCATCTGCGCGATCTCCGGCGTGATGCCATCGATCTCGTAGCCCTCCGGCTTCTCGGGCCGGCCGAGCCGCTTGTGGATGTCCGCCCATTCAGGCGCGTCTTCCTTGTCCGGCAGCGTGAGCAGGCGCTCGGCGGGCACCCCACGGAAACGCTCCAGCTCGCGGTAGCCCTTCACCAGCGAACCGACATCCTTGAACTGCTTGTTCTGGATCCAACCGCTCGATTCCGGATCCAGACCCGCCCACGGCGAAGCCGCCGGCTCCGCCGACCCGTTTGGTTGTCCCTGTCCTGCCGCCCCCGCGGCGTCACCCTCACCTGCCATGCGTCCTCCTTCTACGGCCCTAGCTCGCCGCGCTCCACGGCCGCGCGGCCCGCCAAATCAATCTGGTCGTCCGTCAGATCGAGAAACCGGCGGATCTCGCGGTAGACCTCTTGTCGGCCCACGTTGCGCGCGATACCCAGAGGGTCGGCGTCGAACGCAGACTGCTGGCACTCCTCGCCGCAAAAGCGCCGCAGGTGCGCGAGCACCATGCGGCCCGAGGGTGTCTCGAAGGTCTCGCGGAAGATCCGCCGTCCGAAGCGCAGCCTATGCAGCACTCTGCTGTGCGCCTCCCTGGATTACCGACAGCGCCTGAGCCCCGTCCTTCGCCGTCCCCGCCATCTGCTCCATCTGCGCAGCCTGCGCGGCCTGCGCCTCCTGCTGCGCCATCTGGTCGAGGATCTGCGCGAACTCCTCGGGCTTGCGCAGATCCTTCACGCTGCCGCCGAGCACCTCCATGTGCCGCCGAACGCTCTCCTCGTAATCGAAGAGCTCGGCCTTTTTCGGATCCAGCTGAATGAACGGCATGGCCCACTCAAAGGTCCGGCGAAGCGCCACGAGTTCGTTGTTCCGCTCCATTCGCGTGATGGGGCTGACGTACTCGATCTCGTACTCCGAGCCCGCCTCGACCATGACCGGGGGCAGATCGGGCAGAAGCCCCTGCCGCGAGAGGATCCCGAGCTCCACGTGGATCTGCGGCCCGAACCACTCCGACTGCATCCGCCCGATCGTGCTCGAGAGCAGCTGCCCCTTCTCCTGCACCCTCTCGAGCACCTCCGTCGCGGTCATCTGCTCGGTCTCGATCAGGATGCGGAAGAGATCGTTGTTGAACGCGCTCTGGATCTGGTTGCGCTTCGCGTCCATGACGTCGAAGTCGCTCTTCAGATCCACGCCCGGATTGAACGGCTGCGCGAGCGGGCGGCCCTGCGAGTCGAGCATCCCGAACAGCGGAGCTCCGGGCTGGAAGCGCGGCGTCTTGCTGCCGAACCCGAACACGCCATCGGAGGCCATGAGGATCGGGGGCTCGACCTTCAGGTGTGAGGCGCGCAGCATCGTGCGCTCCTGCGAGTTGAGCACCTTGACCAGCGGCAGGATCGTCATCGCCGGGCCGCGCCCGTAGATCTCGTTCGGGCTCGTCTCCCAGCGCGGGTACTGGTACGGGAACTCCCAGAAGCCGCCCTCTTCGATCAGCGACTTGTCTTCCGGGAAGATGTAGAGCGAGAGCCAGGGCATCGCCTCAGGCCCGAGCCGCTCCGGGTCCACGTTCTTCCGCGGCGCCACCACGTGCAAGAACTCAAACAGGTCGGACTTCCCCTGCTCGAGCGCGTTCTTGATCTTCGCGGGAGGCTCCGTACCCCAGACGTGTCCCCACTGCTGCATCGCCGCCTTCGCCGAGAGCGTGAGGCGCCGGTAGACCGTGTCTACCCGCCCCTGGTGGTCGACGTCGATCCAGACCTGCCCGATGTGCACGTTTCTGTAGCGCGCCCCGCCCCGCGCGCTCTCGTCCGTGAACTGGCAGTGGTTGCCGAAGGCGAGCTCGGACATGAAGCCTTCATGGACCTGCGAGTAGTAGTTCGCGCTCGGGCTCGCACGCATGGCAAACAAGAGCTTGTTGACCTGCTCGAACCACTGCTGGACCGACGTGTCCTCGTTGAGCTCCTCGTCCGTGGTCCGCAGCTTGTGCCACTGCTCGTGTTGCGGCGTGGTCAGCGCTGCGAGGGCAGACGCGCCGCGACTCATCGAGAGCGGCGCCGTGACGTCGAAGATCTTCTCGGTTCGCTTCTCGCCGCCGCCGTTGCGATCGCCCGAGCCGTAGCCCTGGCCCGTGAAGCCGTCCGAGCGCGCCCAGAAGTACTCGTCCACCTCCCGCCAGTGGCTATCCCAGGTCGTGCGCCGGCCCCGCTGCTGCTCGTACTTGCGCAGCCATTCCTCGACGTCGATGGACTGCTTGGGCATCAGGGCTTCTCCATGATCAGCCGAGCGTCGAGCTGCCCGTGAGCGCCCTCACGCCGACGTTCGCCTTGCCTGGGACGCCCAAGGGCGATGTGAGGACCGTTGCCGCCCGACCCGGCGCCCGGTTCCGCCGCGCCCGCTCCGCAGCCTGCGCCGCGAGCGCCGACGCATTCGGACCGCCGCTCGGCACCGAAGCGCTCACCGCCTTCTGCCCCTGCTTGCCCGCGAGCGCGGTCGTCGCAGCCGTGGTCGCCGCAGCCGTGGCCGCCCCCTGCAGCGCCTTGTTCGAGAGCAGCCCGCCGCCGGCCTTCGCCGCGGCATCCTCGGCCGCTCCCTGCGCCGCACCCTGCACGGCACCGCGCACGCCCTCTTCCGCCCCTGCCTTGCCCGCCGCAGAACCCGCGCCGTACCCCGCGCCACCCGCCGCGGCGGCAGTGCCCGCCTTCCCGAGACCGAGACCCGCCGGCGCCACCGTGCCCGCCTTGATCGCTCCGATCGAGCCACCCGCCGCCTCCGTGGCGCCGGCCGTGCCCCCGCCCAGACCGACCGCGGAGGCGCCCGAGGCGATGGCGTTGGTGGCTGCAGTGGCCGCTGCTGCTGCGGCCTGCTGCGCCGCCGCGATGCTGGCTGCGAACGCTGTCTCGATGCCCATGCGTCAGTACCCCCGAAGGAAGTCGAAGAACTCGCAGACGAGATCCCTTTGAGGTTCGACAGAAAGATCCTGCTTGGAGCCATCCGGCTGGATCACGTAGGGCGGCTCATCAGGCGAAGCGACCACGGCACTCCCGTCTGCCCGAATGGAGACCTTGGCGCCCGGCTTCGTGACATGGATAAGCCTCATCTACCCCTCCAAAGCGGCACGCCGCTCCACCACCTTGACCATGGCGCGCAGCATGACCGAAGGTGGAGGCGGTGGTTTGATCATCCAATCCCAAGCATTCTGGATCCAGCCCATCTACCCCTCCGCGAGCTCGAAGTACGGCCCGAGCTCGTCTCGCTTCTCGAACCCACCGTACCGCATCAAGTACCGCTGCCAGCCTGGCCGGGTGCTCCCCAGCGGCGCGTACACCCTCGAGGCCCCGAGCAGACCGCCGAGTGTCCGGATCAGCTCGAACACGCGGGGCTCGAGGAACTGCTGCGTGTGGTCGGGGTGGGGCTGCGCATGCACACACCAGTGTCCGGCAACGATCGGACCTTCGGTGAGCCACAAGATACCACGCTCAGGCACATCTCGCACCCAAAATCCAGCCCTGATTTCCGAGAGCTCGATCGGCCTCGGGTAGCCCCACTCGCGCACCCGCTGCGCGGCCGCGTACCGATCGGACTCCGGGATCTGGCGGACCGTCCAGGTCACTTCACCGCCACCCGATGTCGTCGTAGACGTACCGCTCCATCTCCCGCACACGCTCCTCGTTCACGGGCTGGCGCAGTGCGTTGTGAAACTCGCCGCCGCCGCACATGCCGTAGTGGAGCGCCTCGACCGGATGGCTGTACTCGTTCTTCTCGGGCTCATCCGCGTACCGCGCGTCCGGCCCGCTCACCTGCAGCTTGCGCCGGTGGTACGCACCCATGAGCCCCTTGCGGATCTTCCGGCACTTCGGGCTGAGCTGGAACGCAGGCCGCCCATCCATGCACAGGCGCGTCAGCGGGTTGTCAAGCGCCGCCAGGCGCACCGCGAGCACGTTGCTCGGGGCCGGCTGCACCGGGATCCCTGCCGCGCGACAGATCAGGATCGGCGTGTCCTCGGTCGCCTGGCCCCGCCCATCCCCGGCCGGATCGCCCCAGGCCGACACCGGCATGCCCGGGTACTCGCGATCGAGGTAGCGCTTGAGCTCGGGCGCGAAGATTGCCGCGGACATGTTCTCGCTCGTGAACTCGTCCAGCACAACCCAGCGTCCGATCACCCGCCAGAACTGGCAGATCGCTGCAGCCGGGGTCCGGCCGAAGTCGAGCCCGATCACCAGCGGATACTTGAGATCGGGCGCGATGATCTCCTGCGCGCAGTGCACGCTGTCCACGTACTGCGGATGCATCGGCTTGCCTGAGATCGTGAAGCCGTACTCGTTCGCGAGCATGACCTTGATCCAGTCGTCGGTCTTGCCCTGCAAACCTCGCACGTAGTAGCCGTCCGGCAGGTTACGCAGGTTCTCTGCGTGCGGGTTCTGGCGCCAGACCTTGCGACCCAGCGAGTCGATCTGCCCCGTGTCGAGCACGCCACCAGGCTGCGAGTAGAACTCCCAGCCCTGCGGGCGCTCGATCTCCGCCAGGCGATAGAGCCAGTGGTCCTCATCGAACGAGTTCGTGTCGCCGAACATCCCGTGCCACGAGCACGGCACGCCTCCGGAGATCGCGCTCGGGTAGCGGCCGTGCCGCAGGTCGGCCATGTCCACGATGGCCTTGCTGATCTCGCTGAGCTCGTTGAACCAGATGCCCGTGACCTGGTAGCCCTTGAGCTTGCGGATCGCATCGTCGCGGTCGAGCGCGAGGAAGATGATCTCCGCATCGACCGTGGAGCCGTCCTCGAGGCGGAAGCGCGCGTGGAAGTTCGGGGGCTCGAGGCCGCCGTAGCGCATCGTGCCGAGTCCATCAAAGACCGCGAGGAAGTCTTTGATCGTGGTCTGCGTGAGATCGAGATACGTGTTGCGCACCACGAGCCAGCGGGACGGGCGCTCGCCCTTGGCGTTCGGCCACTGCTCGGTCAGCTGCTGCAGCAAGCGCTGCGCGCTGCCTGTGGTCTTGCCCGATCCAAGCGGGCCGCGACAGGACGCGAACGGAGCGCGGGACGCCATGAACGCAGCGAGGACCGGACCGTCCGCGCCGAGATGCATGTCGTACCGCGGGGGCATCTACATGCGCCCCCGCCACTGTGCACAGAAGTGCGTCGCATGCACACGCTCCGGCTTCGGCCACCAGTGACAGCGGCCCACGCCAGCGCCCTCCGGGCGAAACCAGAGGCAGTCAACGCAAGCCACCGGACTGTGCGCAGCCTCGCCAGGCGTCGTTGGCGAGCGATCGTCACTAGCCGCAGACTGCGGCACAGCCGGCGGACTCTTTCTCTTGCGGTCGTAGACGCCGCGAGGCATCAGGACTTCGCCTTGAGCACGTCGGCGGGTTGAATCCCAGTGATCTGCGCGCGGATTTGATCCGCGCTCTCCTCGCTGTAGTCGCAGATGCTCGCCGCCGCCTCCAGCCCCAGCCGCACGCCGAGCTCGATCAGCGAGAGTCGATACGCGCTCTCATGCAGACTCGAGCAACGATGCGCCTCGACTTCCTCTCGGTACTTCATCCCTCCAACTCCTTGATCAGCGCTACGAGCTCGCAGCCGGGCTTGTGGCCGGTGGTTCCATCTTCGTGCTCATGACAGTTGCAGAGTCCACACTCCGGACAGCAAACTTTGTCATCGCCCCACTCAACGCGCTTCAACAGCGCGAGAACGCGCTGATCGCGGGCCCGATGTTCGGCGATCAGTCCATTGCATCCGCGGACCACAAACTGCAGTTCCGTTACCAAGTTTCTCAGCACGATCACGTGCTGACTACCCGCCTCTTCTTCGTCCGTCATCCCTCGTCCCCCTTCACTTCCGACTCGATCACCTGCGCCTGCGGCGCACCGCTGAACACGCGCACCACCGGGAGCTCGTTCACCGTCGCCTTGAGCTCCGTCGGAATGATCTTCGCCAAGAGCGCGCAGAACACCGCCGGATTCTCCTCCCCGACCTTCACCAGGTAGTCGACCCCACCCAGCCGATCGAGCGCCTTGAGCAGCGCCGTCTTGATCTGGATGGTGGTTCGGTTCTGCGAGCCCTTCGGGCGTCCGCCCTTCGGCATGACTCGCTGCGGCAAGACCTTGAGCGGTGGTGGTTGATCTTCCAAATCAGGTCCCTTGAATACCTAATGTAGTGCATTAGGTCTGGACAGTCCTACGAATTTTCGCTATTGAAGCGGGTTAGCGAACCGGCACGAGCCTCTGACGCCGCTTCGCGGCGAAGAGGCGGACCGGACTGCCGCGCCCTTCGGGCTTGGCGCTCGCGCTTCCGCGCTCGCCGTGCGCTCTCTGGAACGCTTCGCTTCCAGAATTGCCTTCTCCCGGGTCCGTTGCCCAGTATCGCGCGCGCGCGTGAATGCAGGTTTCATGCCTCGTTCGCGCATTTCACGGCAGTTCCGACCGCAGACCAGTGGCCGGTCTCGAGATCGAAGCTGGGCTCGAGGGCCAGCACCCAGTTGGCGCCGAGCTTTTCGGCTTCTCGCTCGATCCGATCGAGCGCGGTATCGAGATCGGACGCGAAGGCGATCACCGGGCCGAGAAAGACCTGCGCGGTGGCGTTCACGGGCCAGGCGCTGGTGGTGAGCGTCATCGGACGATCCTTCGCTTCGCAATCCTCGGGAACACCTGCTCGGCCTGCTCGATCGAGAGCCCGAGCGCTTCGAGGATCCTCCGCACGTTGCGCAGCTGCGGCCGCGCTTGCCCGAGCTCGATGCGGGTGACAGAGCGCACGCAGATCCCTGCTCGGTCAGCGAGCTCTTTCTGCGAGAGCAGCGCGCGAGTGCGCGCGACGTAGAGACGGTTCGGCTCGCGCAAGCGTGCCCTCATGACGTTCTCCTCTTTCGCTTCGCGTCCTTGAGGATCAATGCGTCCACGTAGGCACTGCGCTCGCGCGCAGGGATCTTCTCGAGATGCGCGATCGCCTCGGGCGAGAGCGTGAACTCCCGACCGAGGCGGATGCGCTGAGAGCGCGGAATGCGCTGGGTTTTGCGGGGTGCGGTCACTGCGCTTCTTTCCCATGCCAAGCGCCTAGCGAGTACCAAGCTTTCGCAACCGCGCGCGGATCCTCTTCGATCCAGTCATGACCACATGCCGGGCACCAAAGAAAATTAGGCTTCCCGTTCAATGCGAGGCATGACGGATCCCCAGCAGGAGTCGCCGTATGGCACGCGCATTTGGGACACTCGGGAGCGTCATGCCAGGGCTTCATGCCGCGGCCTTGCCCTGCTGGCGCAGGACAATCTTGAAGCCAGTCCGGAACTCTCCCGTGGCCTTTCCGGTGCTGCTATACCGCAGATGCCAGATCTTGTAGCCATCCAGGTTCTCATGCTTCACAGCCCAGATCTCATTATCGATCTGCGCCCGGATCGCATCCGATGCGGCGTACTTGGCGGCGATGATATTGTCCTTTCTGTAGTCATCGAAGAACGCGCTGATCGTGGTCGCTTCGGCGTCCGGCATCCAGCCGCCCAGCAGCGAGCTTTCGCGGCGGATGAACCCACCCTGAGCCTTCACCGCTGCCTCAACCACCTCCACGATCTCGCTCACGTTCGCCATCTCTCGCTCCCCGCTCGGCGTGATTGCCGTATGCAGAGATACTCGCACGCACTGCCCGGACAGTCAAGCCCCTCACGGGATCTCGCGGATGCTCGGCTCGCCGCTCGCCGGCACCACGATCTCGAACCGCCGCGGGGGCGCAGGCACCTCGGGCGCCTTCGCAAGCTCGATCCGATTGCTGCGCCCAGACTCGCCGGCGGCCCCGACCGCGATCAGCTCGAGCTGGTAGGACCGGTCCGCCAGGAAGCCCAGCACGATCTCGGTTCCCTCACCCACATCGACCCGCTCCTCGGGGCCGCCGTTCGGAGAGCGGAACAGCACGTAGTGCAAAGGACCCGCATCGGCCGCGTTCTCGGGCGCCTCCCAGCGCAGGAGAACGTTTCGGGTGGCGTCGGAGGCGGATGCGCTCGACACCGCGAGAAACAAAGCGAGCAGGACGCTCTGGAATGCCCGGGAATGCCAGGATCTCTGGGTACCCGGGTACCAGTGGCTCCCCCTGGCGATCGCTCGTCCTGGACCCGTTTTCATGGCATCTCCCCCACCACAATGGCTCCCTCGGCCGCCCAGCGCTTCTCGGCGGAGAACGCCCACACATGGGCATCGTCGCCGTGGACCGCGTCGAGCAGCGCCTTCACGCAGTTGTCGAGGTCTGGTTTCTGCTGGTGCGGCTTACCGATCCGGGCCTTGCCGCTCTTCGGCACCGGGAACTCGAAGCGGATTGCCGGGCGCTCCGGGAGGCGCACGCCGAGAGCGCGGACCTCATCCCGAAATGCCTGGTACCGCGCAATCCCCGGCTGGTGCTTCGGGTTGAAGCGCGAGAAGCGCGTCTGCCGCGGCGCGGGGACCGGCGTGATCGGGTATCGCGTCATCTCTCGACCCCCTCCGCGAACGCTCGCGCATCCGCGATCCCCTCGCGCAAGCTCCGCGGCTCGAGCTCTGCCCAATCGAGCAATCGCAGCCCTCCCGCGAAGCGCACGCTTGCGCGCTGCGTGCGCACGAACGTGGCGGTCACGTACCCGAATTCCTCCGTGCCTCGCACACCGACGAGCATGCCCTTGCGGATCGGCGCGCTCGGCACCGGCTTGCTGGGTCCCGCGGCAGGCATCACGCGGACCTCGGCTTCACGAGCGCGCGATCGAACCAGCGATCCACGGGCTGGCCTTGCACGTCGAACTTCGCGCGGATCTGCGCGCGCGTGAGCTGCAGCACCACGCCCGGCACCCACTGCGTGATCGGAAATCCGCCCTCGAACGAAAACGTGACGCCTACCGTCACGAGATCACCGATCTTGATTGCCTTCGCCATCGTTCGTCTCCCCTAGAGACTTCTCGCGCTCGACCTTCGTTGGTTCAAGCGCGCAGTTTTCTTCCATCAACAATTTGACCCGCTCGCCCCCGCCGATCCGGCCTCGCGTGCAGATCCAAGTCCCTTTTCCTAGATGCTCGCAGGACATCATTCGATCCTCATGTATCCGCTCTCGAACGCCCGTGCTGGGCTGAAGCTCGTATAGCCGTCGTCGTACTGGACCCAATAGCCGCCAGTCTCGGGCCGGTGACGCTCAATGAAGGAAACACCCACATTGATCGGACCATAGGGTTCTTCGACGATCAGCATGCCTTCTGCGCCTCTGACCTCCAGAATCTTCAGCGCCCACACTTCCTTGTGACACTTGTACTTCGGCCACGCCGCGGCAACTCCAGAAAGCATTCCCTCAGGCATTGTTCTTCTCCATCCTCTCGCGCTCGATCTCCGCGAACACCCGTCGCTTCGCCTCGCGCAGTTCCTCTGCGGTCATCATCGACTGGCAAGCCCAGCAATTCGGATCGCGCGCATCCGGCTGAGTCTCGTCCGGGCAGGAGCCCTCGTAGAGATGATCGTGTAGCGTGCGCAGCAGCGCACGCAGCCGCTCGTTCTCCGCCTTCAGCCGCGCGATCTCGTCATCTTGCTGCCAGGTCACGACGCCACCTGTGCCATCTTTTGAATCATGTCAGACAGCTTCTTTCGGCTCGTCCGATACGACGCATCGAGCGCGTTCAGCGAGCGCCGCGCGGATTCGTACACGGCCTTCTTTGCGTCGAGCTCATCGAGAAAGAAATCGCGTCCCTGCTTCAGGTACTTGTCGCCGAACTTCACGCAATCATCGTGCACAAGGTACGCCTTGACCGGCACAATTCCGCGCGTTTTCCAGTCCTTCGTCACGTAGATCGTGTCGCCCGCCTTGACGCGCAGGATCTTCGTGAGGTTGAGTTCGTTCATACCGGCACCACCCCCATCGCACTGAGCAACTGCCCGTGTCCCCCGAGCCAGCACCAGAGGAGCCCATTGCGGAACACCACGCGCACCTCGGCGACTTCGCCGGTCTTGCGCACGCGCACGCAGTCTCCGACCTGGATCGGATGCGCGGCGAGAAGCCCAAGCGCTGCGCGCTTCGCATCGAGCCGCGCTTGCGCGGCGTGGAGGAGCTCATCGTCGCTCATCGTTTCTCCTCCATGCAAACGTGATCGGATAGTCCATCACCCAGAGATGCCGCATGTTCGCGACGTTCACGACGTCCTTATCGGCCGGATAGACCTCAACGGCATCCGCATCGCCACGTCCGCATTCACGCTTCAGCCGCTGCAGGTCA